GGGGCACATCCGGTCCTACACCCAAAATAGGTGCAGTCCGTTACCCGGTAATTAGGCCTTACATCTCAGCCTAACTCCTAGCTTTTTATTTCTTTTGACGGTATGCTTAAACCGGTGTTAGCCTACGTTCGCCCTAAGGAAAGAACGATACTAACTCTACCGCGAACACTCTCACGATCAAAGTGCTGAGTAAAGTTTCCGTTTGTTAGACTTAACTATGTCAGCGACCCGTCTCGTATCGATAAGATCGGGATTTGGGATACGCAACGAGGATACGTCTGTGATAAGGTCTTCTCACGCTATGTTAGCGTGTACCTTACCAAGGGCTCAGACTTCAGTTAGTAGCTTTACAGCTCTGTCCGACTGGTCTTTCATGACCGTGTAGAACGGAGGCTGGTAAAGAGCACCTAGGTCCGGCATGTCTCCTCGGCATGGCCCATGGTCTCAATACCACATTAACTCCTGGACCAGCTCCTTCATTCGGTCCGAGTGAGCGCGTTGTATTTTGACCATCTCCCGTTGAGCTCCGTCTATGGTTTCCTGGAGATCCGCCAACAGGATCCCCTTGTAAAACTCGTAGGTAGCGTCGGGTTTATGATTACAGTGGCGTGGGCCTGGGCTGGAACCTGAAGATGTACTATCTTTATAGTTCTTTACCCAATTATAGGCTTCCGTCACGTTAAATCAGTCTGTAAGGCTTATCACTAATCGCTGTAACCTTGACTTTGTATATCAAGAGTTACCGTGGTAGTTGTATAAGAACCTTACAAACCCGAACAACGTTTTAGAGGCGGTAACGTCGGTCTTCCGAAGTATACCTCTGTCACACAGCCCTTGTAGTTGTTGGGTCATCTCGTACATGTTGGAACGAGAACCCACGATACCAGGTAGTGGGACTCCACTCACGTTAACTATTCCCTGAGGAGTTACGATGAATGAGTTCTTAGCGAATTCCACATAGTCGGAAGACCTGTGGGACTTCGCGTCGTTGATTTCTACCCCTAAGCCATTCATGACTTCGAGGTATTTGTCTGCGACTACTCGGTTCCCGATGACGATATCGTCACCCAGAAGAGCATAATCCTTGTACTGACCTAGCTTCAATCCCATAGGTTTGCTAGCGCAGGCGTGGACCACCACGTGGTGAGTTAAAGCAAACGTCGCTCAAGAGCTATAAGCTC